GCACAGATGCCGCCCGGAGTGTTGGAGAGATAATAGGCAACGCCAGCGACCAGGGTGCCGCCGATGGTGACGCTTCCCGATCGAGCCACGCCGAGGGGCTGGTTCGCGGAGGCACTGTTCAGGGCAATGCCGCGGACAGCGCGAACGCCGGCTGTCGCAGAGTCACTGTCCGCCAGCCCGTATTTGTTGGTCGCGCTGTCGAGATAGACGACCTGCCCGGCCGTGATTGTGGCCCCGGCGATGCCGTTTTCGATAACGGCGTCTGACCCTGCGACGACGCTGGCGGCGGTAATGGAAATGTCAGCCATTTTGTCTTCTCCCTAATCCGCGCGAATAGCGGTGAAATGGATCTCGTCGTTTTGGCGGATCGGGGCGCGCGAGATGATGTCCCACGTCCCGTCAAAGCTGATCTTGTCTGTCTCGATCACGGTCGCCAGCAGCGGCGTCCAGTTGCACTCGAAGGTTGCGGCTATCGTGGCCCTCTTCTGAGCTGCATCCCTGCGCTCAGCCCCGGTGCCGTGCCGGATGCGGACCCATGCCTGAGCGATCTGGTTGCTTGCCCCTGGCGCTTCTCCGCCGTGATCGTCCGTTGTGATCGAGGGGCGAACGAAGGCGACCAGCTTGTCGCGCAAGCCGGCGTCGATCACAGCCCCGGTTCCCTGAACTGGTCGCAGAGCGCCTCAACCGCCAGCGGCACTTCAAACGGCTGATTTGCCGTCACCGCCTCCCGGTTCTTGTACCAATGGCCGATCAGGAGCTGCATCGCCTGCAGGAGGGCCTGCGGTTCCGAACCCGCCGCATATCCCGCCAGATAGGTGATGGTGACTCCGCCGTAGGTCCAGACAGTGGGCCAAGGAACGGCGAGAGAAGGGTGGATGCGCGCCGGCAAGCGGTCGGCCTGCAATATCCACCCGGTATAGGTCTGCGCGTCTCCGTTGCTGTCGGTGTAGGCGATTGACGTGATCGAGACCACCGGGCGGCGGTGGATTTCAAGCCAGGTGCCGAAGTCCTGCCGCTGCTCGACGATCGAGCGCTGCACCAGGACGTGGCCCGTGTAATTCTCCACCCATTCCCGCGCGGCCTTGATGTAGCTTTCGATCAGCGCATCTTCGGACGTATCGTTGACGATCCTGCACTGGGCCTTCGCCTGCGCGAGCGTGAGCGGCTCAGCCATTGTCAGGCCGCGATCACCGCGGCAGTGCCGGCGCTGGTCGCCACGGTCGAGCCGGCCGCATTGATGGCGGTGACCTCAAAGGTGATGACCGCGCCGACCTGGCCGACGGCAAGGACGCGCGTGAGCCCGGTGGCGCCGCTGATCGCCACGCCATCAGCCAGCCAGCGATAGGTCGCGCTGGTGCCGGTGTGCGTACCGGGAACGCCGGTAAGGGTCTGCCCCTCCTGCGCGGTGCCGGTGATCGTCGGCTGCACCGAAAAGGTCGGATAGCCGAGCACCGCGCCCGTTGCGGCTGACGTCGCGACCGCGGGAACGCCGTCGTTCGTTGCGGTGACCGAGCAAGTCATCAGGGCGCCTACATCGGCCAACGTGAGGACGCGGGTACTGGCCACCGCGCCAATGATCTGCGCGCCGTCGCGCGACCACTGATAGGCGTAGCTGTCGGGCGTGTTCGACCATGTTCCGGTTGAGCAGGTCAGGGTCGCGCCCTCGCGAGCGTTGCCGGTGATCGCCGGCGCCACCGAATTAACCGGCAGCTTCAGCGCGGCGTCGGCCGCCCGGCTTGCCTGACGGCGCCCGGCATAGGTGGAACGGGAAAGTCGCGCCATGCTATTTGCCCTTCATCTTGAGGGTTTTGCGGTTGTCCGCCTTGTTGGTCGGCGCAGGCTCCATCTTGTTCTCGGGAGCGGCAGGCTCGGCCTTGGCGCCAACGCGCTTTGCCAGCCCTTCCTTCTCAAGGCGATCGGCCTGCTCGTCGCTGACCTCGAACTCGCCGTTGGGCGGGATGCTGTCGGGGCCGACAGAGCTGATGAACAGCGTGTCGAGTGCTTTCATTTTCGCCATGGGCTTTCTCCTTTCTGGACCGTCGCGAACGGCGGTCGAAAAAGGAGGGGCCAGCCGAAGCCAGCCCCTCCGCCCCGGTTAGGAGGTCAGATCGGTGACCTGATCGCTGAAGTCGCCCTTGACGAAGGCGAGAGCGTTGTAGATCGCCAGCGCCAGCCGCTCCTCGCAGAGCAGCGTGACGAGGTTCTTCCGGAAGTTGTCGCTGTCCTCCGTCGAAATCTCCACCCGCGCGTCCATGCGGTCGAAAATCTGCGCCCCATAGCGGAACGCGCCCACGAGGAACTTGTCGACAGTCATGGCCGGCGTTTCGACCACCGGCAGGCCCCACAGGCGCGGGTTGGTGCCGTCCTGCGGATTGCCGATGATGTAGGCGCCTGCCGTGTCCTTGGTGGTCTCGATCTTGAACCAGTCGGTCGGGTTCAGGACGATGCCCGTCGGCGGGATGTTCGCTAGCGAAGCCTGGAGCATCGCGGCGCGAAGCACATCGAGGAACGTCGGCGAGGAAACCACCGCGAGGTTCGCGGTCGACGCCGTTGCAGACGTGTAGATGCCCGTCAGGTCCGGCGCACCGGCGCCGTTCAGCAGGGCATTGTCCTCGACATAGCCGAGCCCGTAGCGAAGGCGGCCGTCGATGTAGGACTGGAGCATCGGCACATCGTCGAGGATGTTCCGGTGAGCCAGAATCCAGTGCGCGATCGTGACCACCGGAGCGGTGACCAGATCGAACTTCATCTCCGACTGCGCCTTGGTGGCGCCGCTGGTTTCCGAAATCGCCGCGGCCGAATTGGTGTAGCCGGTCTCCTTCGGATACTGGATCGCGTTCGAGCTGGTGCGGCCCGGCGTCAGCAGGTCGCGGATGGTGAGCCGGCGATTGACCGGATCGACCATCGGAGCGCGCATCGGCACGATCAGGTCGCCCGCCGAACCGTCGGCGTCGGTCGTCAGCGACGTGATGATCGCCTTGACCTCGGCACCAACGCGGCGGCCACCGGACGGGTCGGCCATGAATGCCTTCACGTCTTCATTCTCGGTGAAGATTTCGCCCGCGGACTTCTGGCGCTGCGGCGCCTCGTCGCGCTGGCGGGCGAGCTTCTGCTCCAGATCATCGATCCGGGCCTTCGCCTCGTTCATGCCGGTGATCGCCTCGTCTGCGAGCTGCTTGGTGGCGTTGGAAAGGTCTTCACCCTTCGTTGCCTTGCCCTGCGCCTCCTCGGCGATGGCCTTGACCTCATCGAACTTACGCTCGAACGCGGTCTTCACTTCGGCGACGATCTCGTCGGCCGTCTTGTTTTCGACGTCTGCCACGGTTTTTCTCCTGATGGCGATGCTGTTGAAGGTCAGCCGGTCAGCGCGCGGTGGAGCCGCTGGGCGAACTCGGCTGCGTCGGTTGCATTGCCGGACTCACTCCGGAGCAGATGCGACAGGCCCTTGCCCGCAATCGCGGTGGCCTGTGTCTTCGAGAAACCTGCCTCACGCAGGTATTCCTCGAATTGCGGAAGCGAGGGCAGTCCGCCCGTCGCCGTATAGCTTTTCACTGTGTCGATCGCAGCGCGGCGCTGCGCCGGGAAGTTGACCGGGGACACCTCCCAAAGCTCAACGCTTTTCAGGATGCGGACGCCCGGCCGCTTCGGGTCGTTCTCGCTGTCGAGCGTCTCATAGCCAATCGAAAGCCCTTTCATCGCCTTGCGCTTCAGCGCACGATGAACACGCTGGCCCATCGGGTCTTCGAGGTCGGCCTGGCCCTGAACCCAAAGGCCCTTCCCGTCCTCAGCCATGTCGACCCAGTTGCCGATCGGAGGCTGCATGGAGTCGTGACCCCAGAGCATCAGCGGCATGGTGCCTTCGCGCTTGTGCTTGGCGAGGGTCTCGGCAAAGGCGCCAGGCGCGATGACGTCGCCGTAGGAGTCGGGCGCTCCACCGAAAACGGACGCATACCCCTCGATCACGCCCTCATCGGACACGTCCTTGACTTCAAGGCCGAAGGCTTTGTGCAGCATGGTCATATTCTCCTAAGCCGCAGCGGCTTCAGGTGACGGGATCAGCCCTTGCGCGTCGGTGATCGGCACGTTCTGCATCTGCATCCGCGGCACATCGCCACCTTCGACGGGCGGCAGATTTTCGAGCGCACGGACCTCGTTGATGGTCATCGCGCCGATTCCGGTCATCTTGCCGTAGAACTCGGCGCGGGCCTTGCTGTCGGCGCGCAGCAGACCCTCAATATTGAACTCGATGGTCAGCCCCTCCGCACGGTCGCGGGCGGTCAGGAGCTGCTTTTCAAGCGCCATCTCGATCCGCTTTAGCCGGCGCCGCAACGTGAACTTCTGGAAACCGAGGGTCTGCTGTTCGAGCCCGGTGCCCCAGCTGGTCGTTTTCTCCGTGTGGCCGACCATGAAGGGCGGGACCTGGAACATCCGACAAATCTCTTCGACCGAGAATGCCCGGCTTTCGAGCATTTGCGCATCGTCGGGGTTGATGCTGATCGACTGCCACTTCAGCCCGTTGTCGAGCAGCATCGGGCGGCCTTCGTTCATGGCCCCCTGATATTTCTCCCGCAGCAGATCCTCGGCCTGCTTGCGCTGGTCGCCCGTGAACGGCTTGTCGGACTGCATTACGCCAGTGGGGCGAGCCCCATTAGCGAACGTGGAGCGCGCGGCGCGCTCGATCGCCTGCGCCATGCCAAAGGTCTTGCGGCCCAGTGCTAGCGTCGACAGCCCGCCCAGCGGAGAGCCGCCAAAGCCGCGGATGTGCAGCACCCTGTTCTGCGTCTCGACCCTTTGCCTGCCGCCTTCGCTCCAGCGGTATTCGATGTCGCCATTCGGCTGCCGGCGGACGTTCATCGTCTCCGGCAGCATCGGCGGAGAGAGTGCGATCACCCTCCCATCCTTGCCGCGCTCGACCTCGCTATAGGCGTTGCCGTGCAGCTCAAGGCAGGCGCAGACGAACTCCCAGAAATCGAGCGCCGTCTGGTCCGCGTTCGGGCTGTCGTGCAGCACCCGGTAAAGCGGGTGGTCGTTCGCAACCGTCCTGCGCCCCTGCCGATCCGTCCGGTAGACCATCAGCGGGAGCGATGCCTGCGTGCCCGCGAGCAGCTGAACGCAGGCATTCGCCGTCGCCAGGCCAAGCACGCCGCTTGCGCCCGCAGTGCCGCCGTCCTGATACTCGGCGAGCGTGACCATGTTGGTCCGAAAGTTCGTCCCGTCCTGTCGGCTGACCAACTCCCCCAGACCGAGATACGGGTCGGCTTTTACGCCAACCTGCTCCCGGAAAATCTTCTCCTGTGCCGCGCCCGGAAGCCACCAGTCCCGGACCCGCTGCAATACGCTCACGCGGCCAGGCTCTTGAGCCAGTCGTCGATCGACGGTTCCGGCGCATCCTGCGGCGCGACACCGAAGGCCATCGTGAGAGCGACCATGCCGTCTATCCTCCCGGCCGCCTTGGCCTTGTTCAGCTTGCGGTTGCCCGCCGGGTCCATCGTCACCACCGCATTGGCGGCGCACATCGTCAGGACGGGATGATCGCCGTGCCTGATCTTTCCGCCCAGCAGCGCCGTCTCCAGATCACGCAGTGCTGGCGACATTGACTGGAAGCCCTGCCCGAACTCGACGAACAGCGCCTCGATATTGTCCTCGGTGAAACCGGCCTTGAGCAGCCAGGGCTTCAGGTGCTTCATGCCCCAGCGGTCGAAGGCGATCTTCTGGACGTTGTGATTGGCGCAGAAGCTGAACAGCCAGTGCGCGACGAACTCATATTCAATGGCCCGCCCTTGCGTCGTCTCCAGCAGGCCCATCTTCGCCCAGACGTCGTAATGAACCCGGTCGGTTCGCGATTTCTCCGCCAGCCCCTCGCCCGGCAGCCAGAAGGTCGGCTTGACCTCCCACGCATCCTCGATCCACGCCATCGGCACAAAGGCTGTCAGATCGGCAGTCGACGACAGATCGAGCCCTGCGAAAACCGGCGCCTCGCCCCAGTCCGAAACTGCGCCGCCGTTCGCCTGCCAGATTGCCTTCGAGATGAAGGGGCTGTTCACGTCTATCCGCTGGTTCAGGATCAGGTTTCGATATTCATTCTCGCGGCTCGGCATCCGGCGGGCGTCCTCCGCCATCGCCAGCACTTCCTTGGCGTTCAGAAAGTCGCCGAAGGCAGGGTTGGCCTTCCTGATCGTCTTTTCCGCGAACGGGTCGTCGGCATTTTCCGCCGTGTAGAGTGACAGCACAACGCGGGGATCATTCCCTGCCTTCGCGTCGTCGATCAGGACAGAAAGCAGGTCGGCGTCTGTCGGTGCCTGCGTGGAAATGATGATCGACAGCGGATTGTCATGGGCGCCGACCGCCGTCTCCAGCGCGTCGTAAAGCTCCGATCTCGGCCCCCGAACCTGCCCCAACTCGTCGTGAACGATGAAAACCGGCGAGAGGCCGTAAGCAGTCGACGCTTCCGCCGACAAAGCCTTGTAGAGCGTTCCCAGCTCCGGGCAGGCCAGCTCCTTAACCGTGTCCCGAATGACCACCACCGGGTGCAGCGTCGGCGACAGCCTGACCACCTTGGCCGCCAGCTTGAACAGGATCGCAGCCTGGTCCTTCGATTGCGCCGCGCTGTTCAGCTGCGAATTAGGCCGTGCCTCCGGGCCGCAGGTGTGAAGCAGAAGCAAAAAGGCGGCCAATGTCGTCTTGGCATTCTTCCGCCCGAAGGAGACGATCGCTCGGCGCGTCCCGTGCGGGTTGTCGTAAATCTTGCGGATCTCGTCCTGCTGCCACTTCCGCAGCCGAACCGGCTTGCCGACGTCCTTCCCCTCGGGGATGCGACAATGTTCCTGAATCCAGGCGATGTTGCGCCCGGCCCGGGTCAGCCGGCGACCTGCCACGGCTTCCGCTCTATACCGGCCCCCTTCTTCGCCGCTGTGGCGGCTGCCTGCGGCGTGTAGCGCGACTGGTTCGTCAGCCGCAGCTTGGTCGCCTTGTCCGCCAGCGCCTTCGTCTCGCGATCACGCATCCGCAGCAACTTGTCGTAATCGTCCAGATCGTTGACGTTCACCGCTTCCATCGCCTCGATCATCCCGGCCAGTTTCCGGGCAGAGACGACGTGCCGGCAATACTCCTTCAGGAGCTGCTGGAGCGCAGCCGTCTTGAACGTGTCAGCGCCCTCGTTGGCGACAGTCCGATCCCAGACCTCGCGCTGCGCCTCGTTGAGGTCGGAAGGCGGCTGCGGGCGCCCGTCGATGGTGCCGGCGACGATGGAGAGCGCCGCCAGCGATTTGCGGCCGGCCATGTTAAGCTCCGATGCGACTGGTGTTACGAATTAAGATTTTGCGAT